TTTTCTAATCCTGTTACTTCTAATGAATTTTATGATGAAGTTGTTTCTATAATACCAAATGCTTCGTCTTCTGAAAAATTAGATGTTGCCTTGGGAAATGAAGTATATATTTTTGTTGGAGTTGATGTAGTTTCAAATAATTTTAGTACATATGGTTTATCACTGAATACTTATTCAACCTATGATTCATTTAACGTAGAGATATTCTCAACTTTAGATAATATAAAGTCAAATAATATTACTTTTAAAGATCTAACAGATCCTTTAAATGGATATCTAAAATCATTAGATAAAGAATCATCGTCTGTTAGAAGTTACTTGCTGCCTCCAGAAAAAATTAATATCACGCAAAGTTTATTAGTAAAATGTAACATTATAGGATCTCATACACAAAATACGAATATAATATTTAATTTTATTAGGGTATGATTTTGTGTCGGTATCTGGTAAGTACGATTTTCAATTTGTTAAAGTAGAAGTTTTAATAAGGGACGCTTATGAAAATATAGGCATTGCTCCAGAATTTATTACACCACAAAAACTAGAGTCAGCAAGAAGAAGTATTAATCTTCTGTTACTTGAATGGATGAATAAATCTACTAATTTATGGACTTTAAATAGTGGTTTTTTAGCATTAAAATCTTTACAAAATAAATACTCTTTAGAAAATTATGTAAGCAACTTAACTGAAGTTAATTTACGCACTTCTACTCGTCAATTAAATGGTACTCCAGCATCAAGTAATGGGGGAGTAGCTGCTAATGCGTTTGATGCAAACAACACTACAGCTTGTACTCAAGATGCTTCTAATGGAAATATTTCTTACGATTATGGAGAAGGGGGTGAGCAAAACATAGTATTTTTTGGCATTACTTCGAATGCAGATATTACATATACCTTAAGCATTGAAGCCTCTAATGATAATGGCACTTGGTTTAGTGTTTTAAACATACCTTCTCAAATATACAAAAAAGATCAGCTATATTGGTTTGATATTACAAGCTCGGCAGAAGCAAGATATTATCGCGTTCGGGAAACGGAAGGAGCTACTTTAAACATTCAAGAAATCTATTTTAATAATAACGTAACAGATACTGTTATTAGTTCAATTAGTAGAAATGAATACTTACAATTACCTCAAAAAAATGTTACAGGAAGACCTTCTGTTTATTATTTTGACAGAACTATTACTCCTTCCGTTTTTGTATGGCCAACTCCTTCTTCTATGTATAACGCTATTGAGTATTCTTATAAAAAAATGATGCAAGATGTTGGCCTATATACTAATACGCTTGAAATTCCATCAAGGTTTTATCCTGCGTTGGTTATGGGCTTAAGTTTTAAATTAGCCTTAAAATTCAACAGCCAAATGGCCGAGATGCTTAATGGGGAATATCAGAATACATTTAACTTAGCAACGATGGAAGACAGCGAAGAAAATACTATAAGTATTAGACCTAGCTGGTATGGCAATCAATATGCGGAGTAATTATGAGTTTTGTAGCACGCTGGAAAGGCAAGAACGTTAAAGTAAACTCTACCAATCCTCAAGGTTTGGGTGTATGCGATGATAGCGGCTTTGATTTTAATCATTGCGATCTTGTTAAGCAAATGGAATGGAAGGGAAATAATTTAGTTTGGACTGGTCTTATGGTAGGAAAACCCTACTTAGATAAGCCTTGCCAGCAAAACAGACCTCCAATTGTTAAAGATGACCCTAAGCCTTTCAAAAATGCAAGATTGCCAAAAGATTACACTAGCCCAGGTGAGAATCCAGCATTAGCACCTAATGCGTTATTAAACAAACTAAATAACATAAAATGGAATGAGTGATTTTAATACATTAAGAATTTTATCGCTAGATGGGGGAGGCATGCGAGGTTATGTTTCTGCTAATTTCTTAAAATTCTTTGTGGATTTATGGGGAATTAATCCAAACGAATTATGGAAGTATTTTGATGTCATAACTGGCAGTTCTATTGGTGGTATTATGGCTCTTGCTTTGTCTTTTGGTAAAAGTCCTGAAGAGTTGTTGCCATTTTTCACTGAAGATGGACCATGGATATTTACAACAAGCACGACAACGCCATCGTCCAGACCATCTACCTTATCTAAAGTAAATACTATTTTAGGAGGTCCTTTAAGTAACCCTACTTTTTATCCAAGTACAACAAGTGGTATAGGAACAATGAGGCTAAAAAGCAAATTGGATTCTGTATTTGGAGCAACAACTACCATGGCTGACTTGAAGGCAACAACAGTTATTACTTCATTTGAAAAAAATAATGTAGACCCTGATTACGGGCAAGATACCAATACACCGATATATTTTTCTAATAGCAAAGTTGTTCCAAGTTTAACAGGCCAAGATTTTAATATTGTCGATGTGGCTATGTCTACAAGTGCCGCGCCTTTATATTTCCCATCTTGGAGCATTGGTACAGATTCATATATAGATGGTGGAGTTGTACAAAATAACCCCGCAGGGCTTGCTTTAAACATTGCCAAAGCAAAAAAACCGACTGCAAAGCGTTATTGTGTTTTATCTATAGGTACTGGCCTTGGTGATGTAGGCTTTCCTCCTGAAAACTCAGTTAGATCAAGAGTAAACCAAGAAATACAAGAACTACGCAAAGATCGTAAAGTTTTTGCTGATAAATGGCGATTAAGCACTAAACAACTCAAAGAAATTGAAGATTTAAGCAATAATTTAAGGGCTTTGGAGGGTGCTTATTTAATTATGTATCTTCTAGGAGTTACTACTACAGGACCTCAAGAAGTAGAAGCTAGAGAATTGTTTATTGAAAGTAATTATACGCTAGAGCAATTGTATTATTACAGAATGCAGTATTATTTTGAACCAAGTCAAGATACCGAGTTCGACAATTCTACGCCTGAAATTCTGCAATACTACCAAACTGCAACCGCAGAATATTTTAATAATGATATAGATAATATAACAACATTTTTGGGGCATTTAACGGCATGAGCTTTGACGTTTTACATAATTTTATATCGCCAGTTACGGGTAGAGTGCTATCCGACCCTGACTATGTTTTAGTTGGAGATTATGAAGGAATAGCTACACCATCTCCCATACTAATTGATATGAGGTTAGAGCTTATAGATCTTAGAAAAGAAGTTGATGATCTAGAATCTTTGAATAATAGAGTAGGTTTTATTATTAGTGAGCCAGATGCAGGTTTGCCAAATGCACAAGCACTTAGTACTCTTGATAATGGTTTTATGTATAACACGGATGGAGTCATTAGTATAAACAATGATGTACTGTCTGACTCTTTATTAAATGGTTTTTTGTGGATAGGAGACGAATTAAATAAAGCATTACCTGCACCTAATATAGAAGTTTCAAATCTACCAAACCTAACTGAAAACAAAATATGGGTAGGAGATAATACTAATAGACCGGTAGAAGTGGATTTTAGCATAGCTCCTGATGATGCAAAATATATAATTCAACAAGAAAGTCCAGGACTTGCAAACGCCCAAATATTAGGGGATTTAACTACAGGAATACTAAAAAATACAACTATAACAGGTGTTCTAAGTATAGCTTCTGGTGGCGGAGTAGTCGGCATAGATGATTATGTAACCCCTTTAGCTTTAGAAGAAGCGATAGAAGCTCAAGCAGAAGCAACGACAATTGAGATTACCGAAGCCATTGAAGCACAGGCGGTTATAACAACTGCTGAAATAGCAGCCTCAGCTGCTGCAACAGAGGCAGCAGCATATGCTGCCTTCCAAGCTGAAATGCTTCCTTTTGTAGGGATTCCACCAATTACTATAGGCGCAGAAATAAGTGCAGCAATAGTCGCTGCTGAAGTTGCTGCAAATACTTATACTAACACTGCTATTTCTGGTTTAACTGTTAACTTAGATGGGGATATTAGTGGTTCAGGACTATTATCATCCACAATAAATACAACTTTTGCATCAAACCCAGTTTTTACTGGTAATGAATCGATAACCATTCCTTTTGGAACTACCTCACAAAGACCAAGTAATAGCACTATTGGGATGATTAGAATTAATACAGAAATTTAATAAGAGGAATATTATGGCACAAATAGAATATTACGATAGCAGTGGGTGGGTTATCGCTGGCGATGGTAGCGTGCAAAGCGTTTCTGCTGGCACAGGTTTAAAGCCTATTACTATTACCACTACAGGAACTTTAGAATTGGAAGATATACCAAGTCAATATTCAGGTACTTTTACTTATGCTACATTTGCCACCGATTTAACTGGAAGAGTCGAGGCTGGGAATGGTGTGCAGCCAGTTGTTACTGTTGAAGGGGTCGCTAATCAAACGCAAGTAACTAACGTTTCAGTAGGAGTTATAAGCGTAGGACTTGGGGATGCTAGCACAAACAAAGTTGAATTTCCTGGCAATATTAATATAGGGAACGGCTCTTTTTCTATTCCTTCTGGGACAACAGCCGAGCGTCCAGGCACTCCTGTTGCTGGAATGCTAAGAATTAACACAGATTTATAAAAATTAAGAGGGAAATATGCCAAAATTAGAATTTTATGACGGAACAGATTGGATTACTGCGGGCGATGGGACTGTAACGCAAATAGATACAGGTACTGGTTTAACTGGTGGGCCTATTACTACTTCAGGGACAATCAGCTTAACTGATACTGGAGTTACGCCAGGTGTTTATACTTATGCTACAATAACAGTAGATGGACAAGGTAGGTTAACAGATGCTGCTAACGGAACACAACCTGTTGTAACTATAGACGGAACTGCTAATGAGGTAGTTTCAACAAACACTGATCCAGCGAATGGTTTGTATACAATCTCTTTAGATGCAGAGCTTAATTTTCCGGGGGATGTGGTTGTAAATAATGGGTCTTTAACAGTTCCAGTTGGAACAACGGCAGAACGTTCAGCAATACCTGTAATAGGTATGTTTAGATTAAATACAAGTTTATAAATAATATGTCTTTACCAGAAATATTTGATGGAAACGAATGGCAACAAATATCCTATGTACAATCTATATTGTATGGAACAGTATCTACTACTTATACTACTGATTTAACCGATGGAAACCACTTTAAATTTGATCTTGTTGAATTTCAAAAAGGTGCAAATATTACTTTAGATGCATCAACTCCTTATACATCTAATGCAAACGTAGATTCTGTAGGGCGTATAAAGTTACTTGCAGGAAGAACATATAAATTGACTGGTAGTTTAAATAATGTTGAAGCTACTAACGTTTCGCCAAATTTAACACAATGGTATAATGCAGATAGCAATACGCCAATAGGGTTGGTTTCTACAGAGCCTACACCAAAAGCTACTATTGTTAGAATTTCAGCAGGGGGTGCTGTTGCTTTTGTAAAACCAAGTGTTGATACTAGAGTGGAACTTAGAATTTTAGCTGGTAATAACATTTCAGAAGCGCCAGGAAGCGCAGACTCAAATGGCTCTCCTTGGTTTTATTGTGAAGAAATTGGATAAAATGAGATTATTATGAACGAAGATAAAAACACTAGTTTAAAAAATATTGCTAAATATGCACAAGTTTTATTAAGCGATGGTATTTTTGTAAAATCTGAAGACAAAAATATAGCCAGCATTGAAAGAAAAAATTTAGTAAAATCATACATTAAATTAATTAGAAATAATTTAGATGTTTTTGAAAAAGAGGTGAACTCGATAAAATGAGTATTTTTATTGATTACCCTAACAAGGTTTTTTCAAATTTGTCTAAAGCCTCTACCACTCTAATAGAAACTAATAGCAATAGTTTATGGATTAACAGTATTATTGTCTGTAATAAAGGTAATCAAACAATTAGATTTAATTTAAAGTTAGTAAAAACACAAGATACTCCAGCAGAAAGTTTTTTAATTAACGAACTAGCTATTGCTCCTTTTAAATCAATAAACGCTTTAGATTTTTTAGAAAAAGATTCTACTAGTTTTAAAGGAGGAGTGTTGCATTTAGAGTATTCAACAACACCGAGTGTTATTGATAGTTTAGTGTGTTTTTCTAATGGAGCTACGCAAATTTTTGATTGTACTGTTAATTTTACTAGATTAAATGAGTTACCTATAGCTTAAAATATGCTATAATAATATTATATTCTTTTTAAGAACATTATGTCTTTATAATCTTTTTTAGTGTTCATATTTAAGTTTCTGTGAAACTATAAATCGCATTTTTGGTTTTGTTTTCTTTCCCTTAAAGATTTTTATTTTAATTTTAATAGAAACAACAAGGTTATTTTATGCCAAGACCAAATATTACAAGATTTGCTAATTTAGCAATTGATACTTCTTTAGATGATGGAAATCCATATAAAATCATGCGTTGTCCACGACTTACTGGAGAAGAAAAAAACGATATTCCAGAAGATGGATTAAAAGGTGGTGAGATTATCTTCAACACTGAGTCTAATATATTTGAATTATATAATGGAACTGAATGGAATAGTTTTCCAAATATTTATAGCTATAGAACGGGTACAGTGCTAGTAGGAGATGTCCGCGGACCGGCGGATCCAAATTTATTAGTTTCAGGAGCAATAACTTTTGCAAGTAAAGCTGATGATGTAGATCAAGGAAATATAATTAGTATAAGTTATGAAAATTTGGGATACGTCCCTTTTATATTTGTTTCAACTCAAGAATCAAATAATAATTCTTTATACGAACCAGTTGTAAGAAATGTTAACAGCTCTAGTGCTGAAATATTTTATAGAGAACCTGATGCTATTGGTGGGGGTCAAAACGTTCTTGCACGAGTTTTGTTAGTGAAACCTGATATAGAATAACCTTTAAGTAATCATTTTCTCAACGAAAAAAGTAAGAAACATGAACCCAGCTATATTAAATTATTGGCAATCTCAGCAGCAGATTGGCGATCAAATGCAGTTATTAAATAACAACGCTCAAAGTGCAGATAATGCTCAAATGAGCGTTGGTGCTAATCCTTTTGACGCTGGTATTCAAAGAGCCATATCAGCAGCTAGGGATTCCTTAGGAATGACTGAGAAGCAACAAGATCGGGCTTTACGTAGAAGCTTGCTTAATTTTGCTTCAAATATTGCACAAACCCCTAAACGAAAGGGTTTTTTTAATAACTTTGGCGATATATCTCGTGCTGCTCTTCCGGCTATCAGCGAATATGATAACGCAGAAGCAGAAGCCGAAATGGCAAATAATGCCTTAGCTAATCAAATTTTGAATCATCAAAAAGGTTTAAGAGGTGAAGCGTTTGAACGTGAGAAGTTTAATAGTCAGGCGAAGTTTCAACAAGATCAGCTAGCAGAGACTAAGCGTTATCATGATTTAATCAATACAAATAACCAAGCAAAACTTACTACTGCTGGCTCTACTGGTAAAGGCGCTCATGGTAAAAGTGATGCAGAAAAAACTATGGCACTGGCTAAATTACTTGATAATGCGGAAATGTTCTTAAACAGCCCAGAAGGGCAAAAGTCGCAAATAGGTAGGCTGCAATCAATGTCACCTTTATCTTTGCCTAATAGCTCGCAAGCATCTTTAAAGCAATATGAGGATTCTATCAAAGGTGCACTGTTTAATAAGCTTGGCTATAAAAACGAAGCTGAGTTTAAACACACGCCTTCAATCAGCAGCAATTATGACCCAGCAACTAACTTGAAAATTATCGAGAATTTAAGAAAGAGCTATATTGATATGGTGGAAGTAATAGCACCATCTGGAAAAAAGGGCATGATTCCTCGCTCTGCTGTTGCTGCATCTAAATATACTATTGTGGAGTAGTGCTATGGATGAATTTAGTAAATTTGGTGGATATGCACTCGGCGGAGAAAATACTCCGCAAGATGAGTTTGCTAGATTCGGTGGTTATAGTTTAAATGAGGTAGAACCTAAAGTTGTACCAGAAGCAAAACAAGGCGATTCTTGGCCAGCATTAATTGGTAAATCTGTTTTAAAAGGCTTAACAGGTCTTGGTGGAGTATTTGGCAACTTTCAAACTCAGCCACAAGCAACGCCAGAGACACAAAAAATTATTGATAAGTTTAAAAGCAATTTAAGCCCGCAAGATAGGCAAATACTTGATAGCCGTATGCCTAATTCACAAGAGATACAAGGATACTTAGAAGACAAATCAGGCTTTGATTTAGAGCCAAATCCTACAACGGAAGAACAAAGAATAGCGAGCCACGGCGCAGAGTTTGCTGGAGGCTTTGGTCCATTTGGTTTAGCTTCAAAAGGAAATCTTGCATTAAAAGGCCTGGGGCTTGCAAAACAAGCTGGAGTAGGTGCAGGAATTGGAGCTACTAGCGGCGTGATGCAAGAAATGGGCGTAGATCCATTAGTTGCTGACCTTGGAGCAAGTATTGCCGCTCCTTCTGCTCTTACTAGAGGCAAGAACATATTCTCTAATTTTACGCAAAAAGGTCGCGATAATATAGTAAAAGATGAAGCTGCTAATATCCTCCGCAAAGATATAGGCGAGGGTAATATTCCAGATGTTGTAGGCAAGCTAGATTATACTTCGCCTATTGGAGCACGCCCTACAACAGTAGAGCTTGCAGAGAATTCAGGACTTAGCCACAGAGCAAGAACTGAAAGTCCCTCTTTGCCTGATATGCACCAGCGCAATGCTTTAAATGATAGTATTATGCGCGAAAAAATATCTAATATTGCTCCGAGTTCTGGTTTAAGTGATGAGATAATAGGCGAAACTATCAGAAATAATCTATATGCTAATTTAGAAAAGGCCGAAAAAGTAAGATACGATATTACTGACCCTTTATACAAGCAAGTTGAAGATTTAACTGACAAAATTACTCTACCTCAAACACGCGAATATTTAAAAAATGAAGCGCGTTATGCTGAAGGTGATATTAAGAATAATATCAAATATATTACTGATACCCTAGGGAAGGATGCTGAAATTCTACCTGTACAAGCTGTAAATAAGCGCAAAGCTATTACTGACAGATTATCCAAGGTTGAAGGCAAGAATAGCCGTAGAATATTAAAAGGTGTAGAGCAGTCTATATTAGATGATATGTCACATATTCCTGAAGAAAGAATAGCACGAGAAGCATACAAAGATTTATCTATTCCAGTATCCGCTATTGAAGATCAGAATTTGCTTAAAAAATTCGTTAAAAAAGATAAACGCTCAAATAATTTCATATTATCCCCAGAGAAAATACCAAGTAAAATTTTAGGCAGCAGTTTAAACGATGTAAAAGCTCTGACGAAGCAAATTGAAGGGAATCCTGAAACTGTAAATTCTCTTCGTAGTTTTATCATAGACAAACTTTTAAAGAGTAGTGAAACATCTGCTATAAATGCTGCTTCTGGTAAGTCATTAGAGCATAATTTATCTTATAACAAACTAAATAATGCAATCTCTAAATACAAGCCAAAGCTTGATCTAATCTTTGAAAAAGAGCAAGTAGAGCTTTTAGAACATGTTCGTGACTTACTAAAAAAACGTAATATGGTTGCAACATTAGGTAGAGCCGCTGGTTCAAATACGCAAAGTCAGCTAACATTACTTGAACTAACATCCTTGCCAAAAAGAGCAGATTTTATGAATTTAGTTGAAGGTGTGCCAGTTTTAGGTAAGCCTATTTCGCAAGTAAGAAATAGGGCAAAAGCAATTCAAGACGCAAATATTAGAAACTTAGTAGGTAGAGCATTGGTAGAACCACAGCTAGCTAAGGAGTTATTAACTAGGCCGAAGAACGCAGAAAGTATTAATGCATTTTTGGAGCGTTTGCCTAAAAATCTATTAGTATCTACAAGTTTAAATAGCGGGGAAAGTCAGTAATGAACTATACAACATTAACTGAACAAATAAAGTCTTACGCTAACCGCACTGATGCTTTGTTTAACGCTCAAATACCAAATTTTATCGAACAAGGAATCAATCGTATTTACAGTGAAGCTAAAAATATCGGGTTTGAAGTAACTACAATTGGTGATATTGCCATGAATAATACTACTATCGCAAAACCACCTAATTGGCGTGAAACTATAAGCCTTGAAATATACACCGAAGATCAGACATTTTCTAAGTTTTTATTTAATAGAAGCTACGAATTTTGTAAATCGTATTGGCCTAATCAAACTTTAACAGCAGAGCCAACGTTTTATTCTGATTATAATGATTACAATCAGTTTTTCTTTAGCCCTACAGCTGATAAAGCTTATAAATATAGGCTAATATATTTAGGGACTCCTTTGTTTAACGATCAAAATGCAGAAAACTTTTTAACTC